ATGCATTTGGTGGAGCGGGTTGTCCCCAACACGCTTTGTTTAAAGGTCATCCCGCGCTATGCGCGGCAATTTGAACGAAACGCGTTAGAGACAACGCATTCCACCTTTTCCATCCACCCCGTGCCCGCCTGCGGCGTGGGCTCGGGCGGAGCCTTGACACTCCCGTTTTGGATAGCCGCAGTTTCCCGCCACGCATTCGGCCGTTACAGGTACTCCGGAGCCGCGCTGGCGCCCGCTCCAGATGCGGCCGCCGAAGCCGGCGTCCCCCAGCCCGATGCCGTGTAGTTTGCGGCCCCCGTGTTGTAGTAATAGGGATTGTAGGAGTAGGCCTGCGCGAGGCGGGCGCCGGCCGCGCCAGCGGAGAGCCCACCCGCAGCACCGCCGAGCGCCGCGGAGCCGGTATTTCCGGACATGTAGCCGCCAATGCCGCCGCCGATTGCTCCGATCGCGCCGCCGATGAGTGCGCCGTACGGTCCGGCTGCGGAGCCCGCGATCGCACCGCTGGCCGCGCCGCTCAGAGCGCCCGCTCCGGCATTCCCCCATGCACTGCCGCCACCCGACCCGCCGGTGCCGCCGAGCGCGTTTTGATACAGCGAGTTCGACCAGTCCTGCGTCTTCCACTGGTTATTGAATCCGTAGGCGGCGAGCCTGTTGTTGAAGGCATTCTCCTGGTTGCCGTACTGCATGCCCATCGCCGCGGTGATCGCACCCGGATCCACGTAGCTCGGCGCGCCCTCGACACTCCATCCCTGCGTAGCCGCCGTGTTGCCGCGGATCTGGCCGAGCATGTCCGCCGGTGAGCGCGCGGAGAGGAAGCCCTCCGCATTCTGCAATCGATTCTGGTAGAGCTGCTGCCGCGCCTGTGCCGAGCCGTAGGCCTCGTCCGCCGTGGGCGCTGGACCGAACCAGTTCCCCCGCGCATCCTGCGCGCCCCGGATGTCCTGTTGTACCTGCGCCTGCATGGCCGGCGACATCGAGTAGCCGAGATCGAGGTCCTGGCCGACCTTCTGCCCGAGCTTCGCGTAAATGTCGCTGTAGCCAGGGTTCACCTGGTTGAGGATGTTCGTGTAGAGCTGTGCGTATTGCGGTGCGTACCTCTTCTCGAGGCCGAGCGTCTGCCGCGTGATCTGGCGCATCCCACGCTTCGTATCTGCGAGGCGCGTCTGGTCGAGCAGGTTGGTATTCGCCGCGGATTGCTGCGCCTGCAGGTTGCTGAACTGCGCGAGATACGGGCTCAGGCCGCTGTACATCTGCCCGTAGAGCTGCGTCGGATCGGCGAATTGCGGCAGATCACCGCTGCCTGGATATTGGTATTTTGGAGTCCCCATATTTTGGTTTGGTTGTCGTTTAAGTCGTGAATGCAGACAGGACTTCGGATTTTAGATTTTGGATTTTGGATTTTGGACAAGCGGCAGCGACCGACCACGGATCACACGAATTCCACGAATGGGAATGCGGGGAGATCGACCGCGAATCACGCAAATGCCCGCGAATAGGAATGCGGTTCCTCGCTCTCGTCCTATCCGATAGATCCGTGCTATCCGTGGTTCCTTCCCCTCTCTGCGGTCATCTGAATTTTCAAAGGAGTTTGACCACGAATCACTCGGACCAAGCGGATGAGAACTTCCCTTTATTCGTGCGATTCGTGGTTCGTTCCTCTGTCTCGGAAATAGTCGGCGCTTTCATCCCTCCACAGGCGGCCACGCGCAAATGCCCTGCCGAGCTGGAACGATGCGCATCCGCACTGGACCTTGGACCTTGGACCCTCCCTCTGTGATAATCTGCGTAATCTGTGGACGATCGTTCACTCGTCATCGAGTTCGAGCGTGTCGATGAAGGCGCCCGCGAGGATGCGCCGCAGCGTGAGCGGGCCGCCGGAGGCGCGCACATCGAGCTGGAGCTCGCGGAAGGGCGCGAGCCGCTGGAGGTTCACTCGCCGGCGGGCATACGTCACCTTCGGCAGCACGATCGGGAAGGTGAGTGGAAACGCGAGCGCGCCCGACGGCAGCGTGGTCGAGAGCAGCAGCTCCGCATCCCCGCCGTCTCTCACGGCATACACCTGGAGCGCGCAGCCGGTGAGCACCACCTCGATCTCCGCGTAGAATCCGCTCTTCGGGCACACGGGCTCGTCGAATGTAAGCGCCCGCGTCACGACGCGGCTCGAGAGATCGGCCGCCGCCGCGCCATCGAGATACGCGACATCCGCATCCTCTCCGTCCTGGAGATAGTTCAGCCACTCGCGCACTTCGCCGGTCGGCATGCCCAGCACCAGCCGTGTGCGCCCGCTGTATGGCGCCGCGAGCAGCTCGCACGCCGTCACCCCGGTGAAGATCGACCACCCGCCCGTGAGATAATGGAAGACGAGCGCCGTATCCGGCTCCGTGTGGCTCGCCGTGGGAATCCACAGCGTATAGAAATTCGAGTCGAAGCACGCGCAGGCCTTCGCCACGCAGGCCCAGTTCATGCCATCGAGCGCGTCCTGCACGTTGTAGCTCATCGCCACAGGGATCTCGTTATTGTCGGTGGCGAGCTGCTTCTGCACGCTCTGCACCCCGTTGTTGCTCAGGAAAAAAACATCCTGCCCCACCTGCGCGATCGTGCGGCGCGACTTGCACCCGATGCTGCGGTGGATCTGCTGGATCGTCCAATCCGCCGGAGCCGCCTGCGGGTCCGCCTGGATCGCCCACGTCGAGTTCTGCTTGAAGACGAGCAGTGTGAAATTCGTCCACGACAGACAGCCGACGATCGGGTCGCCATCGCCGCCGCCGATGCGGATCGTCGCGCTCGAGAGACCGCCGTTGTCATGCTCCCACTGCGTGCCATCGAGCAGCATCGAGAAATACACTGCGTCCGGCAGATCGGGATTCCCCCACGCCACGAGCCGCGTGCCATGTCGCGTGAGCATCGTACATCCCTGCGGGCAGACCTTCATCACGGCCTTGGCCGTCGCTCCGCTTCCCCCACCGCCGGAGAAGGAAACAGCCGGCGTGCCCGTGTAGCCGCTGCCGGGATTCATGATGTCGATTGCGATCACCGCGCCACCCGAGACCGTCGCCGTAGCCGCGGCGGTCGTCCCACCCGCGGCAGGCGCGGAGATCGTCACCGTGGGCGCACTCGTATATCCCGAGCCGCCAGCCGTGATGTCGATCTCCTTGAGCGCCCCATCCACGCTCTCGACCGCCGTTCCGGTCCAGCGCCGGATTCCTCCGGTGAATCCATTACCCGGATCGGCGGCGTATCCGCCCGCGAGATAGATTTCGTCGCCGAGCTGCACGGCATCCACCTGCGCGGTCGCGTCCGTCACTTTCGGGTCGAAGAGCACCTCCCACGATGCGCCATTCAGCCAGTATGCCCTGCCGTTCGAGAAAGCGATCAGCTTATCTCCGCTGCCGGTCACATTGTAGTACAGCAGCCCCTGGATGCGCGCCGCCACGCCGCTGGCGGGCGTATTGCCCAGCGTTCGCGTGCCCTTGCGCGTATTCAGCTCGCCGCTGCGATAGAGAATGAGATTCTCCACCCACGCTGCTTGCGCCGCGTCCAGCAGCCGCGGCGGTACAAAGCTCAGTTGCCCGCCGGCAAACGACTCGCACGAGTCGAAGGCAAGCGGATCGTCGAGGGTCTCGTTGTTGAGTATGGGCATGTGAGGGAAGTGTTAAGAGCTTAAGAATTAAGTTTTAAGTTGAGTGGCCGCCTCTGCTCCCGCGCTCCAAGCGTGGCTAGACCGTCCCCGTGTCTCCGCGTCTCCACGCCGAATTTGCAAAGCCCCCTCATATCCGGAACAATACCCCGGCGGGCGGCGCGCTCTCTAGTGGAGCGCTGTTCAATTATGTTCGAGAATGTTCAGTCCCGGGCTTCTCAGGAATGTCTGGACCACGGATCACTCGGATTTAGCGGATGGAAATGCGGTTTCTGCTCCCCTCCTATCCGCTCTATCCGTGCCATCGGTGGTTACCTCGCAGGTCTTCGCCCCTTCGCATTGGCACCCAGTGCCGCTCGCATGCCCGCGAGGAAGTGATCTGTATCCAGTCCACTCCCATCGCCCCAATTTGGATCCATGAGTGGCAAGGTTGACGAAATGTCGCCCATCTTGACTCCACGCAGAAGATCACGCATAGTCATAGTATGGGTTGTGGGGTCGCCCCGGAGACGGGGAGCGAGCCAACCCGCTCTATGGCCGGGGGGCTTCGGCCCCCCGGCCAAACCTTTTATGACCGTAAGTCGATGATCGTAGTACTTGTGACCATCGCCGAAATACTCCTTGGCCGTGAGCTTCACGAGATACATTCTTCCGCCAATCCTCAGCGGCGCTACGTAGCGGTGAATCCGACGAAGATTTGGGTCACCTTCTTTCTCTCCTTTTGATGGCGCATAATCGACGAGCTTCATGGCTCGCTCGATGAGCTTGTCGAGCACCTCCGCAGCCTGGATGTGCTGTCGCAAATTGGGATGGTTCGGCCCAAGCCCCAATCCGTGATCGATAAGGTTCCCTGAAGATGCGATGCGGGCTCCGGTATCGTGGTTGAAGATGCCTCCGTTCTCTTCCTTTGAATGTCGAAGAGTCCGCGCAGCCATATTCGCGCCCTCTTGCGCGCCTCCTTGAGGTCGTCCTGATTGAACATCGGTGACTCAAGCTCGGTCACTTCGCCCGGCCCCTTGCGCCATACCGTAGCCGTGCGCGGAATCGGAGCGTCCGATTCCGATAGCGGCCCTTTCAGAGTCTCGTGCATGCCCCGTCCGCCCAACAGTAGCGATAGGCCTAGCTTCGTGGCTTGCTCTGCAGTTTCTCCTGGGCTCTGAGATCGGGAGAGTTCCGTGATCTGGTCCGGTGTGCCGGCCAGCATGTTACCCGCGAATCCTGCGGAGATCACTTTATGAACTGCCCCAGGTAGCTTGCCTGCTGCAGTTTCCGCAACCATTGGAAGGCTGAACGGATTCTCCAGACTGTTCAAAGCGCCCACGACTGCTCGACCGACACCCTTTGCAATACCGAGGGGAGGCACATCGTTTCGCGATGCTGCGAGGCCAAGATTCTTGATCACGTCTTCCGTCCTGGCAGGAGTCACGCCGAATAAGCCTTCCTGCTGTATCCGATCGCCACCTGGCTTGTATTCGTACTTTATCGTCCCGTCCGCCTGTCTTACCGGGATGCTGTCGGCAAGGAGTTGCGCGTCGGTGGGGCCGAAGAATGGCGACAGCGACTCGCGCACACTCTCTATGGGCATTCCGATTGCGCCGCCAATATCGCCGCTCGAGAGTCTGCTCCAAAATGTCGGCGCGGGTTCGAACGACGGAGTCACAGGGATCGATGGCGGAGGCGGAAGCGTTCCTTCCTTCGCTCTCTGCTCCTGATCGAGCAGCGTCCAATAGCGGTCGAACATCGATGGCTGCGAAGGCGCATCGGACCGGAGGAGATCGCTGTAGCCGTTATTGGCGAACCATTGTCTGGTGCGGTCATAGCCTCCGCCCAATGCATTCTTTATCCCCAGAATGAGTTGTGAATAGAGAGGCTTGGGCGCTGGCTGTGACGACATGGATGGATTCACCGCCGAGAGCGTCGTCTGAACCGGCGGCGACGCTGGTTTTGGCGCAGGCACCGAGCTGGGAACGGGCGGATTCGCGACCGCCTGGGCGCGCGCGGCATTCCACCTATCCTGACCGCGACCTTGGTACGAGTTTAGGCCAGATGCAGGCTGTGGTGTAGGGATCGGCATGGAAGTAGGGTAATCCACCGCTCGCGGTGGACGATTCGGAGCCGATCCGAAAGGAGCCGGAGGCGCGACCGTATCGAATTGATCGAAGAAGTTCCCGCCTGATAGCGGCGCTGGCGCCGGTGCCGGATCCGTCATCCAGTCCGGAAGTCCGTTCGGCCCAAACGATGAAGTCGAGCCCCCCATCCAATCCGGCCATGCCAGCAGAGTGGGCGGCTGCGACTCCAGATCGAATCGGTCGAAGTAATTGCCGCCGGACTCGGAAGGTGGCACAGGCCCTCGGCCTGCGCTCCCATCGGACCACGGGCTGGAAGCCCGTGCCACGTTATCCTGCCGCGTGCCGGCTGGCGGGAGCGGAGTGAAGTTCTGCCCGCCCGGCAAAGTCACCTCCGTCACGCCCGGCGGCAGCGAGAGCTGCATTGCGGGCACCGCGTCGAATCGATCGAAGAAGTTGCCGGTGCCGTCCCAAAGTGATGCCGTACTGCCCGCACCCGCGGGCCCATCGAATTGATTGAAGTAATTTTTACCCATGTGATTTGTACCGGCGCGAGGAGCCGGGCTTCGAAAATTCCGCAAGAACCACGGATCACTCGGATTTACCGGATGAAGGAACTTGAACCGCGAATCTCGCGAATACCCACGAATGGGAATGCGGTTTCTGGCCCGAATCTTTCACCTCCCGTGAAAAAAATCCGCCCGAAGGGCCGACCATGTCGGGTCAGCCGCGACAAAGTCGCTCCCGCAAGGTCCCAGTCCCCAAGGACCTCGCAGGGACGCAAATTTCGCGTCTCGATGAGACGTGACATTTACGGGCTGGTTCTCCTTTATCAGCGGTATTCGTGCTATCCGTGGTTCCTCCCTTTGTTTGATCCACAGATTGCGGATTGACGCAGATTGGATGGCCAAGGGATTCAATCGCGAATCGCGAGAATTACCTCGAATGGGAAGACCGTTTCAGAGTCTCCTTTATTCGCGATATTCGTGTTATTCGCGGTTCCTCCCTTGCCGGGATGCAATTTTCCCTCTCGCAGATATGTGTGAAATTTATGGGCTAGAAAACCACCGGCACGATGCGCAGCACGCTTGCGCTCTGCTCGCGCTCCAGGCGCGTCATCTGGTCCACGAGCGTGCTCGCCTCCTGCATCTTCGCCTGCGCCTTCGCGTATTGGCGCTGCCCCTCCAGCATGTCGGCGATGCCCAGCGCGAGCAGCGCGTTGTCGATGCCGGTGAGCTCCGTGGCGTCGCTGTCGTTGATGAGCGGCTTTACTCTCCGCTTTGCCAGCACGCTCACTGTCCTGTCCGTCGAGACCGGCTGCGAGATGAGCGAGATGCGCTGGAAGGCTCGCGATGTTTCCGCGGCATCGAGATCGAGCAGCGGATTCTCCGCGACATCGGTCACGTGCAGCGCATAGGCCGCCGAGTCCTTCGAGAGCGAGAGCACCTCGGTGTAGGCATTTACCGTGAAGACGTAGTTGAGCCCGTTGAGCGCGACCACCTCGCTCAGCTCCTCCGTGCCCCGCATTCCGCGCACGCTCACATTGCCAAAGGCATTCTCGCTATCCGCCGTGAGGCGGAGCTGCGAATCATCCGGCGCGACCGACACCGCCGAGGGCGCGAGGATTGCAAACTTCCCCGGATCGCTCGCCGCATCGATGCGCATCGGCTCTGCCCGATAGATGATCTGCAGCGACTCCACGGCCAGCGGCCGCGTGTCCCACAGCACATTCACCACGCGATCCACGATGCCCGGCAGGATCATCACCTGGTCCACGTCGTTCGCCGGGATCAGCACCTCGCAGAGCGTGTCCCGCCACAGGTACGCATTCCAGATCATCTCGTATCGCGCGCGCAGGTAGGCCCGCACCTCCGCCGCGCTCGCGTCGTCATTGCGATGCACCTTCAGGCACACCAGATTGGCCAGTTCTCCCAGAGTCATTTCGATTTTTGATTTTTGATTTTCGATTTCGGTGCAGTGCGCCGGGATTTCTAAAAACCCGGAAGAACCACGGATCACGCGGATTCATCGAATAGGAATGCGATATCTTGGTTCCCCTTATCCGATTCATCCGAGCCATCCGTGGTTCCTTGCTTTGTTTGGTCCACGGATCGCGCTGATTGATGCAGATTGGATGGCGAAGGAACTCGAACCGCGAATCACGCAAATCCCCACGAATCGGAAGGCGATCTCCTGATTCCCTTTATCCGATTTATCCGAGCCATCCGTGGTCTCATGTCTCGAGATCATAGCCCGCCGATCGGCGCGCCCTCTAGTGGAGCACTGTTCAATTATGTTCAGCCCGGACTTTATCGGGCCTCGAGCGGTCACTGTCTATTCGTTGCGAATGCCGTGGACTACGGATCGCTCGGATGCAGCAGATGAATGGTCCACGGATCGCGCCTGCCCGCCTGTGGAGGGCCGATGGCGCAGATTGGATCGTCTGGAGTAAGCTGGATAAGGCTCGACCGCGAATCACCGCGAATGGGAGTGCGGCTTTTTGGACTCTTCTTTATTCGCGAGATTCGTGCCATCCGTGGTTACCTCGCAGGTCTTCGCCCCTTCGCATCTGCATCCAGCGCCGCTCGCATCCGATCGAGTTCGTCTGAGGGCTGCCGCACCCCGCGAAATTCGCGAAGGATGGACTCTAATTTCGCGCTTCCTTGGGCGAGTCCTTCGAGGATTTGCGGATCGTACTTTCCACTTTCGACTGCTTGTCGGAAGGCCCGCTCGACTTCTCCTTGCCAATATGCAGAAAAGCCTCGCTGAACGCCTTGTCGAACTTCGCGCCCCGTATCTTGTTGGCCTCTCTCATTATTTGTTTCATCATAAGAATGTTCTCCTCCGGCGTCAATGTCAGCCCGGTCGAGAGAGGTTCGAACCATGGGGTTATCCTTGGTTCCTGTATTGAGCCAGTAGCGAACTTGCACACAGGGATCCTCTTTGAATGCGTTGGAGATTTTAAGGATCGACGATTGCGCTGATCGATGAATCTCGGGCAGGTCTGCGATAGCCCCCACCGCCCTTCGCTCTGGGCTCGCTTGATCGCCCCGCGAATCACGAGCGGCATCGGACGTTGCATGTATTCAATTTTTACATCCCATCCGTGATCGCGCGCGAACCTTATTGTGTCGATTGCCCATTGCGACTCTCGCAATGTTCCATCAAAAACGAGGTCCGCGTGCTCTATTGCGGCTTTCGTGAGTGCAGATGATTTACCCGCCGCAACACCTCCGGCCGTGAAGATAAGAAGGCTCCTGCCTTGTGGCTTGGCAAGTTCGCGCCAGAGCCGATCCTTTGCATATGCCTGCGCCACGCGCCCCGTCGCGTTCACGTATCTCATACGGCCCTCGCGTCCCGCTGCGTACTCGTCCAGCAGCGCTCGCGCGAGGTCCGTCCCGATGACTTTCCCTCCAAGAGTATCCGGCAGACGATTATAGGCCGCGTCAGCCAATGCCGCGTTGTCGGCCACGGCTTTCATTTTCGCCTCATAGCTCGCGAGATTTGTATCTGATCGACTGGAGGCCCGCTCGGGGATCCTCAGACTCCCGTCGGTATTGCGGTACGGATTTCCCGCCGAAAACTCCGCTCTCGGCGACATAACGTTCCTCGATCGCCTCACCTCATCGCCATCCAGCGCCACCCGCATGCGGTCGAGGAATGAATCGGTTGCCGATGAGTTCGTTGTATCGCGCAAAGCCGGATTCGCCACCAGCGGCTTCGCCTCGACTGGCTTGCGGAATGGCACCTCCCTCCCTCCAGCCAAAGCACCAGTGACTACCTGAGGAATGGCCGAGACGATGTCGTCGGGAGTGAATCTCGCTATCGTCCTGCGATTCGGATCCTGGAGATTGTTTATCCAGGCATTGACCGGCACGGCCAGTGCTGCGGATTTCGTACCGCGCTCGGCTACGCGCAATGGGAGGCTCGATGCGCCGGACTCTGCCAGCATGGGTATCGCGCCCATCGCCATGGTCAGCGATGCGGCTTTGAGTTGATCTTCCACGGAGCCGCCTTGGTCTGCGGCGTCCTGCGCGACGAGCGCGGCAGAGGGCATCATGGCTCCGACGCCGCGGGGAATCCCGGCGGCAATCGCCCTTGTCGCATTCCACAGTGTCGGAGCGACCTCTGGCGCTGTCGCAAGAACCTTCGCGGGAAGGGCCGCCTCAGCGAGCGGTGCCGTGACAGCCATTGGAAGAGCCTGCCCGAATCCCGCCCCGATCTGCCCCGGAAGCGTCAGCTCCTCGTATGGCTGGATTGCCAGCGAGTTCCGCTGTTCCGCCTCGGAGTCGGGAATGCCGCTAAGGTTGGGGTTGTATCCGGTAATCGCCCGGCTCGCCGCATCGATTCCCCAGTATGCGGGCGACAACAGACGGTTCTCGTATTCCGTAATGCCCGCAAGTCCGCGCAAACCTTCCCTGGCGAAGGCCGCTCCGAAGCCCACCTTCCGAGCGGCATCTGCCTGCTGCCTGTCCGCGTCGTATTGGCCGAGCATCGTCCAATAGCGGTCGAACATCGATGGCTGCGAGGGTGCATCCGACTGGAGGAGACCGCCGTATCCATTATTGGCGAACCATTGCCGGGTGCGGCCATAGTCGCCGCCGAAGGCGTTTTTGATTCCGTGGATGAACTGCGAATAGAGCGGCCTGGGCATTGGCTGCGACGCCGTAGGCGCACGGTCGACCGCCGCGATCGCAGGATTTCTCGGCGCCGACGCGGAAGGTGCCGGAGGCGCTGGCTCATCGAATTGATCGAAGAAGTTGCCGCCTGCGGGCGAAGCTGGCGCGGGAATGCATTCCGTCATCCAGTCCGGCAGTCCGTTCGGCCCGAATGATGAAGTCGAGCCCGTCATCCAATCCGGCCATGCCGGCAGAGCGGGCGGCTGCGCCATGAGATCGAAGCGATCGAAGTAATTCCCGCCCGCGGGCGCAGTCGGCGCGACGGGCCGAGGAGGCGGAGCGCCGACTGGTCCCAGCGAAATGAAATCCTGCCCGCCTGGCGGAGCGACCTCAGTCCCCCCCGCTGGTGGCGAGAGCTGCATCGCGGGCACTTCGTCGAATTGATCGAAGAAGTTGCCGGTGCCATTCCAAAGTGACGTCGTGCCCGCACCCGCGGGTACATCGAATTGATCGAAATAATTTTTACCCATTTTGATTTTGTGCCGGCGCGATACGCCGAGATGTCGAAGGACCCGGAAAACCACGGATCACTCGGATCGGACGGATGAAGGGTCCACAGATTGCGCGAATTGACGCAGATTGGATGGCGAAGGAGCGCCAACCGCGAATCGCGCGAATTATCGCGAATGGAAATGCGGGTTTCCTGGATCTCCCACGGCGTGGATGGAAAAAGACATTCCCTCGCATCCACCCCTCTCCCTTATTCGCGAGATTCGTGCCATCCGTGGTTCCGCCCTGCCTCTTTGAAATAGTCGGCGCTCGCGGCCCTCCACAGGCGGGCAGGCAGCGAGTCGCCCTACCGAGCTGGAACGATGCGCTTCCGCGCTGCCGCGCTCGACCTTGGACCCGCCCGCCCCGCGGCTGCGGGACTACGCGAAGCGTTGCGGGCGTGGCCTTGGACTTTGGGCCTTAGACTCTGTCCGTACCTTTGCGTTCCTCCGCGACCGTTGCGTGAGTCCCGAACTCCGAACTCCGAACTCCGAACTCCGAACCCCGAACATCAGAACCCGGAACTCCGGAACCTACGCGTTCACGCCTTAATGATCCAGTTCCGCACGATGCCGGGCGGGAGGTTGTTATGCGCGTTGCCGCTGCCGGTGTTTGCGCTGTTTGCGCCGATTCCGCTCGGGCTGTCGTTGTTCGAGTAGTTTCCGCCATTCGAGAGCGAGATCGACGAGACGCGCGATCCACTGCCTCCGCCCGCCGTCGAGCCGTTGCACGTGAGCGCGGTCACCGCCGCACCGCCGAGCGAGTGACCATGCGCCGCCAGCTCCGCAATCGTGAGCGCATGGCCGCTCTCACCCCCGGTAGCGCCGAGTGTAAGCCCGTCGATGCCTCCCGTGAGCGCGTTCGACAATCTCCCGGCCGCCGTGCCGCCCATGTCGTCCTTGCCGAAAGGCGTGCGCCCGCGGTAGTCCGGCACATTGAACGTCGTCGAGCCGTCCCCCGCCCCGTACGGCAGCCCCTGGGCGTTGTAGAGATTGAATAGCCCCGGGTATGCCGCCCGGCCGATCGCCTGCCCGTACGCCAAGATCCACCCGTCGGGCGCTGCCGTCCCGCCATACGGCAGCTCGATGCCCGTCGGCAGGAAGAGGCTCGAGACAGACTGGACCGTCATTTTCCGGAGCAGCCCGCTCGCGATCTGGAGCATGAGCAGGAAGTCCCCGCTCGCGGGCGTATCCTGCGGAAGATCCGAAATCAGCGCCGGGGTCGCCGCCGCCTTCTCGATGAGGTCGTAAAGCTCCTGCGCAGACGCGATCTGCGCCCCAAACGTTGTCCCGCGTGTGAATTGATTAGACATGTGATGTTAAGACAGAATTTACAGAATTATGAAAATTGGATTTCTCTGACTCGGAATGCAGAGATGCAGGGACCATGAAGGGCATGAAGGAGAGATGGGATGGGGGGGCAGAAGTTCGACTTTAGACTTTAGACCTTGGACTGAGTCTCCTTTATCCGATTCATCCCTGCCATCCGTGGTCCCATGTCACCGGGATCATAGCCCGGCGATCGGCGCGCCCTCTAGTGGAGCACTGTTCAATTATGTTCGAGAATGTTCAGTCTCGGGCTCCTTAGGAATGCCTGGACCACGGATCACTCGGATCGTGCGGATAGGAATGCGGTTTCTGGCCCGGATTTTTCACCTCCCGTGAAAAAATCCGCCCGAAGGGCCGACCGTGTCGGGGTCAGCCGCGACAAAGTCGCTCCCGCAAGGTCCCCGTCCCCAAGGGCCTCGCAGGGACGCAAATTTCACGTCTTGAGGAGACATGAAATTTAGGGGCTGGCTCTCCTTTATCCGATCTATTCGTGCCGTCCGTGGTTCCTCTCATTGTTTGATCCACAGATTGCGCCGATTGGCGCAGATTGGATGACCGACCGTTCCGCTGCGGGAAGTGTTGGTTCGCGCAGCGGTCCCGCAGTCGCGGGATCGGACTTTTCGAACCGGCAGGACGCGCGGAATGGAAAATCCACCGACGGTCATAGACCGCCGCTACAGTGTTTCATTTGTCGATCGCCCCGCCTCAGCGTGGCTGACCGCCCCCCGCGTATGCCGCGCCTCCTTTGATCCTCACATCGACGCCATGCACCAGCCCTTGCGAGAGCGGGGCGAATTGCTTGAATGCCGCCTGCGTGCAATCCACCTGATGCCTCGCGCTCTTCGCCGGGCCGAGGTCGATAAGTGGTCCCATCACGCTCACGTCGCCGAGTGACACCGTGACCGGCGTGCGCCAGGGAATCCTCGGCAATGGGGAGCCCTGTGTGCTCGGCACCTTCGGGCCGAAGTCCATCGGCAGCGCGAAGCCGATGAGGTCCGGATGCCCCTTCGTCAGCACACCCGAGGCCGTCTCGCCATTGTCCTGCGGGTCGTTATCCCCGCCGAACCACGACGCCGTCGCATTGCGGATCACGATGTCCTCGCCGTCGAGCTCCGCCACCCATCCCCAAGTCCCATCGCCCCGGAGCACTCCCGAAGGCTCCGCGTTCGAAACGCGGCCGGACTGTCCCCGCGTCTTCGCGTCCCCGTGTCGAATTTCCTCCGCCGCCGCGCCAAACAGCGCCGCCCAAATCGATTCGAATATTGTCATAATTCCCCAATTTTTCCGCGCTCCCACGCGGCATGATTTTCACTCCAAATGCTCGACCACGGATCACTCGGATTGAACGGATGAGAATGCGATTCCCTTGGCTTCGTTTATCCGAGTTATCCGAGCCATCCGTGGTTACCTCTCAGGCCTTCGACCCTTCGCATTGGCATCCAACGCCGCTCGCATCCCCGCGAGGAACGGGTCTTCTGTGCCCAGTCCACTGCCATCGCCCCAATTTGGATCAACTAGTGGCAGTGTCGATGAAATGTCGCTCATCTTGACGCCGTGAAGCAGACCTCTCATATTTAGGGCACGGGCTGTTTTGAGGTCGCCCCGGGAACGGGGAGCGAACGGGCCCACTCCCTGGCCGGAGGGCTCTTGCTCTCCGGCCAGCTCCCTTATTTCCGTAAGGCGGTGATCGTAGTACTTGTGACCGTCGCCCAGGTATTCCTTGGCCGTCAGCTTCACGAGATACATTTTCCCGCCGACTCGAAATGGCGCGGCGTAGCGATAAATTCGGCGAAGATTTGCAGCTCCTTCCTTTTCTCCCTTTGAAGGCGCATAATCTACGATCTTCACGGCTCGCTCGATGAGCTTGTCCAGTACTTCTGCCGCTTGGACGTGCTGTCGTAAATTCGGGTGCTTCTCGGGGTTAGTATTCACTCTATGGTCGATGAATTTTCCCGTCGACGTCAGCCGGTGACCGGTATCACGGTTGAGGATACCTCTCTTTTTTGGGCCGTTTCCGAGTTGATTTTGTCACTCAGATCATTACCTTTAGCGCGGAGGCGGCTCGGACTCCGTTTGACCTTCTTTATATGAAGCAATCGGCGGATTTGATGACGAGCCGTCTCTCCCGCCCTCCAGTCAGTTTATTTTATCTTGATTAGCCGACCCGGCTTGGCCGCCTATTTTTAATATAAATTCAACCTGGAAGTGTTGAGGCGCCTTGGAGCACTGCATACCAGGCGGAATACCAAGTTCCCTCGCCTGTTGCGGATCGGTTGCTATCAAGATCGGCGACTTGCAGACAGGACACAAAGGTCGCTTTCCCTCCGCAAAAGAGTTCAATACCCCTTTTACCGAGTAATTATTTCTATCTAAAATGTAGGTTTCCATATCAATATCCAAGATTGGCGATTTCTCGCATGATTCGATCTCGTTGGTGCCTATTCGGCCTTCTACGATGCTTGAAGAAGAATTCCAACGCTCGCGCTGCGTATTCCCCTGCTCGAACTCCTCGCAAACCATACCAGCTTCCGGTGTTTTCGAAAAGCCGAACGTGTTTGCTTTCATGTATCATCGTGCTCACTGCTTCCCCTACCGTAGCACTGTAAGCTGTATTGATTTTAGCAGTTCCGTTTTCCACATATCCTGCAAGTCCATTTATTTCGCTGTACAATACGATATCAATTCCATTGCGCTGCAGCGTCGCATATGCCTTGGTCGCTATCGGACTATTGAGGACATGTCTGCCAAACTCGGCCGTCGTAAACAATGGACTAGCCCTCAGTTCTGCTGTGATCTTTGCGGCACTGGCTGGCTTTAAATCTTCGGAACGCCGCAAATTCGGATTCTTTTCGACTCCCGCATTTTTCCAGACAACTCTGCCGGCTTCAGCAATGGACTGACCATCCAGCGCCGCCCGCATGCGGTCGAGGAATGGGTCGGTTACTGCAGAGGCCTTTGCACTGCGAAAAATACGATCCGCCATCGGCGACTGCGCCTCGGTCGGCGCGCGGAATGGCATTTCCCTCCCACCGGCCAGAGCACCGGTGACTATCTGAGGAATGGCCGAGACGACATCATCCGCAGTAAATCCCGCCACCGTCCCGCGCCGCGGATCCTGGAGATTGTTTATCCAGGCGTTGGCCGGTATGGCCAGCGCCGCGGATTTCGCACCGCGTTCGGCTATGCGCAAGGGGAGGCTCGACGCGCCCGACTCGGCCAGCATGGGCATCGCACCCATTGCCATTGTGAGCGATGCTGCCTTGAGCTGATTTTCCGTGGAACCGCCGTGGTCGGCGGTGTCCTGCGCGGCCAGTGCGGCCGCAGGCATCATGGCTCCGATCCCTCGGGGAATCCTCGCGGCGACCGCCTTCGTCGCATTCCACAATGTAGGGGCAATCTCCGGCGCCGTGCTCAGCCCCTCCGCTGGAATGGCAGCGTCGGCAAGTGGCGCTGTCACGACCATCGGAAGAGCCTGACCGAATGCCGCTCCGAGCCGCCCCGCAACCGTTGGCTCCTCGTATGGCTGAATGGCCAGCGCATTGCGCTGCCCCGCCTCGTAGTCGGGAATGGCGCTCAGATTCGGGTCGTACCCGGTGAGCGCCCGGCTCGTCGCGTCGATCCCCCAATATGCGGGCGATAACAGCCGGTTCTCGTATTCCGTGATGCCCGCAAGTCCACGCAGACCTTCCCGGACGAAGGCCTCTCCAAAACCCACCTTGCGCGCGGCCTCGGCCTGCTGCCTGTCCGCGTCGTACTGGGCGAGCAGCGCCCAATACCGGTCGAACATCGACGGCTGCGACGGCGCACCAGACCGGAGGAGGTCCCCGTAGCCATTATCGGCGAACCATTGCCTGGTGCGGCCATAGTCGCCGCCAAATGCGTTCTTTATTCCCAGGATGAACTGTGAATAGAGAGGCTTGGGGATTGGTGGCGATGATGCGGGTGCGCTCGCCGCCGGACCCACTGCCTGAAGCGTCGGGGGAACCGGTGTCGGCGCAGGCACTGCGCTGGGAATGGGCGGATTCGCCGCCGCCTGGGCGCGCGCGGCATTCCACCTCTCCTGCCCGCGTCCCTGGTACGAGTTCAGACCCGATGCTGGCTGTGGTGTTGGGGTCGGTATGGGCGATGGGGCACCCGCCGCAGGCGGAGGACTTCCCGGCGCCGGCGCGGGAGGAACCGGAGGCGCTGGCGCATCGAATTGATCGAAGAAATTCCCACTCGCCGGCGAAGCCGGCGCGGGCGTGGAATCTGTCATCCAATCCGGCAATCCGCTCGGCCCAAACGATGAAGTCGAGCCCGCCATCCAATCTGGCCACGCCGGCAGAAGGGGCGGCTGAGACTCCAGGTCGAATCGGTCGAAGTAATTGCCGCCGGACTGGGAAAGTGGCACAGGACTGCGGCCTGTGCTCGTATCAGACCGCAGGCTGGAAGCTCGCGCCACGGAGGCTTGCGGAGCACCAGCGGGCACCAGCGGAATGAAGTTCTGCCCGCCCGGCAAAGTGACCTCCGTCACCCCCGGCGGCAGCGAGAGCTGCATCGCCGGCATTTCATCGAATTGGTCGAAGAAGTTGCCGGTGCCGTCCCAAAGTGACGTAGTGCCCGCACCCGCGGGCACATCGAATTGATCGAAATAATTTCTTCCCATTTTGGTTTGTGCCGGCGCGATATGCCGGGCTTTCAAAGAATCCGCAAGGACCACGGATCACTCGGATTTACCGGATAAGAATTTCCCTCTATTCGCGATATTCGTGCGATTCGTGGTTCCTTCCGTTCTCTTCGAAAGAGTCGGCGGTTTCGGCGAAAACGCCCTACCCACCGAAGGAACGCGCTTCCGCGCGAAACCCGCTCTTCCCCTTTGTGTTCCTTCGCGACCGTCGCGTGAGTCCGAAACCTCGGAACCCGGAACTCCGAACTGCGGCGAAATCAGACCGCCGCCACCCCGCGCACTTTTTCGAACGTCCGCAGACCGCCGAGGCCAAGCAGGCCCGAGAGCAGAAACATCAGCTCGTTCGTATCGATCGCCGGCGCCGGCGCGGGCTGATGCGTGATCGCCGTCCAGAAGCAGGCAAACATCGGCTGCCCCAGGTAAATCCACGCAAACGCTCCCACGCATACCCAGCCGACGGCCGGCCGCCATCCGCTCACGAATAGGCTGCGACTCCCCGCCTCCGCCGTATTCGTCCCGGCCTGCGCCGTGTCCGATTGCCCGATCTGGTTGATGAGCGTCGTCTGAATCTCGTTCGATAACCGCGCCGCCTGATCCTTGTCCGGCACGAACTTGTTCACGATGGACAGCAGCGCGTCCGTCGCATTCCCGATTGCTGTGATTGGGTCTATTCCTGGCATATCTTGTATCCTCTCTTTCTCTCCCGTGCCTATGGGTCCCAAGACCTTGAGCCTGTCGAATGGGTCCCTTTGGGCGGATTTTTCACAGGATGTGAAAAATCCGGCTTAATTACTGTTCTTCCGCTTGATCTCTTCCGTGAGATTCTCGAGCGCCGTCGCGTTCGCCACATACGCCGACTTCAGTCCGTCGGTGAGTTGCTCGATTCGCATATCCTTGGCCCGTATCGATGTCCGGTCGTCCTGGTAAATCGTGGACACTCCCTGGTAGAGTGCCACCCCCAGGATCAACGCCACCACCGCCGCAATTCCGTACTGCCGCACCTCGTACAGCAATACCCTCCACATCGGCGCCTCTGCCGGAATCCTCTTGAGTTCGTCTGTGCTCATCGTGCAGCCTCCGCCTTTCTATGCGTGTCTTTGTTGGTGTCCCGACCTTTGGCCGACCGGAGATGCTGCGCCGAGCGCTGAAAAGCATCGCGAATCAGACTTTCCAAGATTTCGGTGTGCTCGTAAGTGACAACGGAAACGACCCCGCGAACCTCGAAGTCGTGCGCTCGTTCGATGATCGCTTTGAGTACATCGGCCAACCGAAAAACCTCGGTCTCGTCGGGAATTGGAACTTCCTGCGCAGCCTCGGGAATGCCCCGCTGTGGGCCTTTCTCGAAGATGACAATTTCTGGGATCCTCAGCATTTGGAGCGCGCAATTTCCGCTCTCGATGCAAATCCCGATGTTCAGATGTGGTTTTGTCCCGCAAAGGATTGGATCGACAAACCGGGAGTTCCGCTTGAACGACGCCCTGGGCAAATCGATAGCAGCAGTACCTCCACAATTCTGGAGCTGCCGCGAACCCACTCGGTAGAATGGCTTCGAGGTTCGCGATGCCCGTCCTCCAGTGTGGTTATCCGTATGCCCGAGATCAGACGGAACGTTTTCGATCCCTCGTTGCCGTTCAGTCACGATTATCTTCGATGGGGGCAAATCGGCGTGCGGAATCCCGTACTCCGTTCCGAGTTGTCCACGTGCAACTACACCTATCACGACGCGAACGCAGTGAGCGGTCTTATGCTCAGCCGTGAATCCGGTCAGCAGATGCGAGAGGTTCGGCGCCGCCTGGCCGAAATCATCCTCGAGGAGCAATCGTGGGATGGGATCCGAATCGGAGAGATAGTTTGCACCACGTTCCGAGCCGAGGAAATCGGCCAGCTCGTTCCCGCGTTGCTCTCTGGAAAGGCAACACGACAACTGAAGAGTGCAGGACGATATATCTGGTCTGAACGCCCGGATTCCCACACCACATCGGGCCATATGAGAGCAGCGAAAGCTCTTGGCCTCTGGTACTTCCGATTTGTTGATCTCGTGGATCATTTTGCAGGCAAATTTGCAGTGATCAAAAAGCGCATTATCGGCTAGGAGACAGGTAATACCCGGCAGGAGAAAATGCTGACGCGTTGTAGGTTCCCCCATGTGTATAGCTAACTGCGCTATTCACATTTTCATACGGCACATTGAATTCACCGGTTGTCCGGAAGTTTTCTCCGCAACGGAACAGCAATCCCTGAGCCGTAGAAACAGAAGATACTGCTAGCGCCTTAGCCACATCCCCGGTAAACGTCGCCCAATATCCGCCAAGTTGGCCGTGCGCGGGGTCATCTGTCATCGACGTTCCCGATCGATAGTATGTGTAGTTCTCACTCGCGATCAGCGGGCGGATAAATCCGCTCTGTTCGTAGTTCGCGAGATTACTTGTCAACCACGTGAGCACGGCCGAGCGATGCGTAGAAGAAAATGCACCGGTAATGATTCCGTAAGCATTCCCATAGACACTGTGCGTATCGGAATTTTTGATGGATGCCGATTTGAAAGCCCCTGCCGTGCCGTCCCACAGGTAGGTGTCGATGGCCGTCTGGATGTTTGCCTTCTCAGTCGTGTAGCTAGTGGCGTCACTCGCAAGGCCTGCCGCAGTGGCCATCAGCGAAAGCTGCGAATACATGCGATAGAGCAGAATCGAGCTATTCAGATTGTACCCCGTGTTGCAAATCTGGTCTTCGAATCCCCAGCCACTTTGAATAAGCGAGAGATTGGAATTGTCTGCGATGTAAACGAGATGATTGATGGTCGGCAGTGACGCGATCGCACGTAGCAAGATGGTCCGATAACGGAGAAATAGCGATGGCGATCCGGTTTTGAGGTAATGCGAATAGATCACGTCGCAAAGCTCCTGAGGACCGTCCGTTGCCGGCGTGTTATTGTTCGCGGTGATCACGCCACCAGCAGTTGCGATACCATCGTAAATCGCGCCATCCGATCCGCGCGCGGTCTCCGCGAATAGCTTCGCAGTCGACTCGACTTGCGACGGCGAAAACAGATCTGGGTACCAGCGATACATCATTGCGATGTCGCGAAGGTATTCTCCGACAGGATAGCTCAATCCCGCATAGATTCCGTAATCTGTCATTCCGGAAATCGGACCACCGGTAAAAGTAAAGTGACACACTGATGCGGTACGTTCCGCGAGTGTCTGGAATCGATATTGCTCGGTAGAATAATCCACTCCCAGCGTTTGTTTTAGGCGGAACCATGCCAAGTAAAGAGTTTGCTGCTGAGCTGCGGTAAGATGATGCGCGAGGAAATATCCCCCACAATGAACATGGCCGTTTGTCGGATTAGCGGTCGATCCACGACCTACCAGCATATTCCCCGTTCCTGTAATTCCGGAAGTGCTGAACGACTTCTGCAACGCACCGTTGAGGTATGCTGCGCCGGCAGTTCCCGTGCTATCCACGGTCCAAAGCCCTGAATGAATAGGATAGCTTCCATTTACCCCAAGCTGGTTTGTACCCCCAAGGTTGAGATAGACTGCATCAGGTGCGCCGTTGCCGAGGTTAATAACTGCAGTTCCAGAACCATTCAAAAATCCCATAACTTCCCCGTATCCGTTTCGGTCCGTTGCGGACCAATATCCATAGGAGAAGTCTGTCGATGCCACGCTCGCCGACGAAATCCCCGTGTCAGCGTAAAAGGCATGGGTAGGTTCATCAAAGATGATCGAGGCCGGAGCAAGCGGCGGAAACATATAAGGCCGATCAGTCGTGCCGGTAAGTGTGACTGGAGCTTTGCCATCAAAGCCGCCCGATAGGGTTGATCCGCCCCACGAAAAATTTGCACCGCTCTTTGTGGATGCCAGCGAATTCCCAGCCGGGCCGCCTAACCTCGCAGTGACTACAATGGTCGATCCGATGTTGGTCGCAAAGATATCCGGATTTCGCGAAAGACCTGCCGCCCATAATGACCCCGAGCCATTCGCGGCATTTATTGCCGCCATCAAGTTGGCTTGTGCGGCCGCTTGGCTGCCTCCAATCAATACTTCGCCAGCAGTAGGCGTCAGGGTTGTTTTGAACGTATAGGTTTGCGACCCAATGGTTACAGTATCTCCATCCGAAGGCTGACCCGTAAACGTCAGGGTTCCAGATGCCTGCGAAATCTGCCCCAAGATTGGCGTCAGACCATCGTAGAGCTGAAAATCAACCAGCGTGTAAATCTTGTCGGCAAAAGGAGCTACAGTGGCAAGGAAGCGGGCGACCGCACGAGCTTCGCGGCTCTTCCTATCCGAAATCCACTTCGCATCGTATGCCGGCGACAATGAGACCGATATTTCCTGCGCGACATTTTCAGGAGTTGCGACGTAGTTGCCAGTCAATCCCTGCGCTTGCCCCTGAGTCGCCGCCGGGTAATTCGGCACCTGGTCGAGACTCGTCCGCAGCTTCCATTCACCGGGGGAGAAGTTGCCATTGCTCGCGGGGTCGGCGGCGAACGCATTCAGCGCCCCGTCGGTCGTGACGCCGAGCCAGTTCGCCAGGCCGGCGGAGTCGATGTAGGAGTTCGAGCCATCCGGGTTGATCCGCAGCACGCTCTGCGCCGAGGGCGACGCGAGCGACATGAGGCCGCGGCTGGTCGGGGTCTGCGCCCCAGGATACAGGCTGCCGCCGGATGTCTGAGCAAAGGCGATGACCCCGGCGAGCAGCCAGACAAAGACGGCGACGAGCGCGAGAATGAATGTATGTGTGCGTGCTTCCATATTAGCGATATTCCCAGCGGTATTTGACGGTGACCTGTGTGTTCGCCTGGTCCTTGCGGCGCACGGCGAGTTGGTTGGAATTTTCGATGCCATTGAAGGTGAAGTACGTGCCGGCATAGACGGGCACGGCGACGCCGCCGCCATCCTGCTGCACCTCGAGATCCGCGCCGGTGTCGTTGAAGATATGGACGCGCCGGCAGACGCGAGTGTTGAGAATCGTGAAGTTGCTGCCTGTCGCAGCCGTTTGCACCGAGTCGTTTGCCGACCCGCCAGATAGTCCGGACATAGAAGTTTTAAGAATTAAGAATTAAGTTTGTAAGTTGCGTGGTCCCGCTGCTGCGGGACGGAAGCGGTGAGGCCGGCCTCGGATTGCTCGGATAGAGCGGACGTGGATGCGGTTTCCTGGCCCGGATTTTTCATCTCCCGTGAAAAAAATCCGCCCAAAGGGCCGACCGGGTCGGGGTCAGCCGCGACAATGTCGCTCCCGCAAGGTCCCTGTCCCCAGGACCTCGCAGGGACGCAAATTTCACGTCTCGAGGAGACGTGAGATTTACGGGCTGCCTCTCATCTATCCGATTCATCCGCGTGATCCGTGGTTCCTCCCGTGCGGGCAGATGGAGTTTCACGTCGAAAGGCCGTTGCCCTTTCCGGCTTTCCTGAGTTGCAGATTCGCTTGGTTGGTTCCCGGTTTTGATACCGCGGGACTCGGGCCAGAAATCGCCTCGAAGTGCGCGGGCTCGTACCGGTCGGCGGCATCGCCGCCCCAGCTCCAGCCGTGCGACCGGAATAGGGCGACCACCGCCTCCGGCATGGTTGGCGCGGCATTCTTTGGCCGCCTCGGCCTCGCAGAATTCCCGAAGGGATCCAGATCGATGGCGATGCCCCGCGCATGCGGCGAGGGCCTGCGCGGATCGGTGCCTGCGCTGTAGAAGTAACAGCCACCAAAGAGGTCCATGCCGGCATCCTGCACGGCGGCCAGGCTGCCGTAGTGCGCGAGAATCCCGGCGAGAATCTCACCCAGGTCGCGAGCCACGAGCTTGTGGCATCGCAGCCGAATCATCGTGACCTCCGGCTGCCATGCGAGCCGCATCGGATACGGCAGGCGAATCTGCGCGAGATTGCGCAGCTCCCACCGGTCGGTGGGATGCCCGTCTCTGCCCAGCTCGAATCGCCCGAAAAACTCGGGCACCTCGTCCGGAGCCGGCCACCGAGCCAGCGGGATCGTTGGATTGTGCATCGGCGGGGTCACCGGATCGTGTGTGGGTGTTATCTGATTTGAATTCATCGGGACTGTTAAGAGCTTAAGAATTGAGCGGAGCGAAAAAGCGTGGGATGCGCGGGCGATAATTAACCAGCGACCTTGTCGCGGTTATCCCCGACAGAGCCGGCCCTTCGGGCGGATGCCCACGTCCGTGGACATCCGGGTTAAGTTTTAAGTTGAGTGGTCCCGCAGCTCCTGTAGCCGTTTCGCTGTGCGAAGCGTTCGTCGCCAGGCCTGTAGCGGCGGTCTATGACCGTCGGTCGATCGCCTTTCGCATCTCTCCATCAGCTCGAGAAAAGTCCGACGGTCATAGACCGCCGCTACAGAATTTCGGCCTGTCACCCTCTCCGCGCCTCCGCCGCGCCCGCCTGTGGCGTGTCGAATTTAAAAATTCCCCCACGCCTGCTTGATTTGCGCGGGGGTGAACTCGCTTCGGAATCGCGAGCCGAGCTTCTGCTCCTGCTTGTGATACCCGGCAAGCACCTCGCCGCCCTGGCTGGGTGCGGCTGCCGCCCCGGCAATGGAGACGCTGCGCGGAACCTTCACCCGACGGATGATGACCCTGTCGCGCTGCTCCACGGGAAGCCTCGCGATATGCGTCGCGAGCACCTCTCCCGTCCGTTCGTTCACAATTTCGTATTCGTAAGTAGGCATCGTCTCTCTCGCTTGTTTTGACCACGGATCACTCGGATCGATCGGATGGAATGGTCCACAGATTGCGCCGATTGACGCAGATTGAATTTCCAAGGGAGATAGACCGCGAATCACGCGAATGCCCACGAATGGGAGTGCGTTTTGTGGACCTCCTTTATCCGAGATATTCGAGCTATCCGCGATTCTCCCCCCTCTGCGGTCATCTGCGAAATCTGTGGATTGCCTTCCCTCGTCCTCCCCGCGCTCCAAGCGCGGCTGGACTGTCTCCGCGTCCCGCGTCCCCGGTCGAATTTACCCAAGCAGTCCCTCTCCGCGCATGGCGTCGAGCAGGGCGTTGACCTTTGCCTTCGTGGCATTCGCGAGGGCCTCGGCGCTGGCCAGGTCCGTCGCGTCTGCCGTGGTGATATCGCCGGGATCGGCGATCGTTGCTTTCTTGAGTCGCTTTTCAGCGAGTCGAATCTTCTGTTTGCTCATTTGTCTTTTTTTGGTTCTGAAGTTTGTTTGATCCACAGATCGCGCCTGCCCGCCTGTGGAGGGCAGATTGACGCAGATTGGATTCCCAAGGGAACTCGACCACGGATCACTCGGATCACTCGGATCACTCGGATGGAATGCGGGGAGATCGATCGCGAATCACGCGAATGCCCGCGAATGGGAATGCGGTTTGTGGCCCGGATTTTTCACCTCCCGTGAAAAAATCCGCCCGAAGGGCCGACCGTGTCGGGGTCAGCCGCGACAAAGTCGCTCCCGCAAGGTCCTTGTCCCCAATGGCCTCGCAGGGACGCAAATTTCACGTCTCGAGGAGATGTGAGATTTACGGGCTGGCTCTCCTTTATTCGATTCATTCGCGTCATCCGTGGTTTCCTTTGCCTTCTGTTTGAAATAGTCGGCGCTCGCGGCCATGCCACAGGCAGGCAGGCGTGAGTCGCGCTGCCGAGCTGGAACGATGCGCTTCCGCGCGGAACCTTGGACGTTAGACCTTAGGCTTTAGACCCTCTCTCTGCGGTCATCTGCGAAATCTGTGGATGACCCCGCGGCTTCTCAAAGAAGGCCACCCTCGTCTGCCTGCTTAGCGAGGTCGGCGAGATCGGTGTCCGAGTCTGTGTCTCCATCGTCCGGGTTCTCCGTCTGCTGCTTGCCGACCGGGGCGTCGTTCACGCTCGCGATTACGATATAGGCCTGGCCGTCCTGGATGCGGTTCACCAAGCCCATAGCCGTCACCTCCACCTCGTCGCCGACCTCCGGCTGTGCGGAGCCGCTCCCATCCTCGCTGTCCATGCCGAGCGCCTCGAGCGGCACGCAGAGCACATTCATTTTGTCGTATGCCGGCGACTTCGCCTGCGGATCCGATCCTGCATCGCCCGGCGCACCCGCCGCGACGACCATTGTCTTCGTCTCTCGATTCATAAGTAGATTTTCTGAAAAGTTAATTATCGCCCGCGCATCCCACGCTTTTTCGCTCCGCTCAAATCTTAAGCTCTTAATTCTTCCCTCGCCGTATCGGCAGCCGGGCCATCCTCCCTCTCCGACTGCCGACGGCATCACACTCAGCCCGCGAATCCGCTCTTACTGCGGAGCGTGCAGACCCAGCTCGTATTGAGCAGCTTGGCCGCGTAGTACGCCTTCCAGCCCGCGGTGATGAGCTGGTTGAGCGGGTCGCTCTTGTCGGCCTTGTTGCAGATGATGACCTGCGGCTTGAATGGCGACGTGCCGCTGAGCTTCGTCACTCCGTAGCCGCCCTGGCCGGTAATGACGGTGGTGAAGATATTCCCCGACGCGGCAAATGTGCCCTCCGCACCGCCGGAGCCGTTTTCGATGAAGGGATTGGTCGCCTCCACGAATCGGATGCCGTCCATGCGGCCGAGCTCGCCCTTGAAGAGCTGGTTCGGCGCGCCGTACTTGCTCGCCTCGATCCAGTCGCCATCCTCCATGACATCCCGCGACACCTGCGGCGGGAGCACCGCCACGTAGTAGCCGCCGAAGGTCGGGGCGCGATTCACCTTCAGCCGCGTGACGGCGTCGAGCCAGTCCGTGCGCACGATCACCGCATTCGCCGTGGAGGCGGCGGCCAGGGCCGCCCAGTTCGCCGCGCCCTGGGCGTAGCGCTTCTGGCCGGCGGCGGTCGTATTGATGACCACCTCGTTGCGCGTGACGGAGTCCGCCTTGAGGGCGCAGTCCTCGCCCATGAGGGCGATGCCGTCCTTGAGCGCGTCGAGCAGGCCCGTCCAGCTCAGGATGTCGGTGAACTTCGCCGCCTCGCCGATCTGCGTGAGGTCCACGTCGATTGCCGTGTATGAGAGATCGGTGAAGGTGCTGATCGGTGTGCCCTCGGTGAGGGTCTGCACATTTGCATCGCTCGCCTGCACCCGCCGGAAGAAGCGCACGCCCGTGGCGCCCGCATTCTGCGGCAGATCCTTCTGCACCGCGAAGTCGTTGAGCCGCACCTGCTGGACCGCGTGGTCGAGCAGGTCCTTGCTGAACTTGCGTTGATACTCGGTCGTGAGTGTCGTTGTCGTATTCGTTGCCATTGGAATTTTCTTTTCGGTTTCAGACCTGGATCACTGGCACGCCCTGGCTGTCGGCCTCGGCCGCGATGCGGCGCAGCTCGCTGTCCTGCTCCGCAGGGCTGAGCTGGTCGAATGCCTTCGCCCTCGGCTGGCTCGTCGGGCCACTCGTGCCCGGCTGCCGGTCGCCATTGAGCCGGTCGATTTCTTTTTTGAGTTTCTCCACCTCGGCCCTCAGTGACGGGACGGAGCCCGCCTGGAGGCGCAGGTCAGCCAGCTCGACAGCGCGCCGGAATCCATCCGGCAGATGGCTGAAGAGCGGCTCGTCGCGTAGCAACGCCTGCACTGCCCTGGACAGGCCGTGCGTCTCGTCCTTCAGCTCCGGGCGCTCGTCCAGCAACTCCCGCACGTGGCCGTGCCAGCCGTCGAGGAACTCCCTCTGCCGCGACTGCCCGAGCACATGGGCATCCTTCTCCCTAGCCTGCCTCGCCCGCTGCGCGGCAATCGTCGCGCGCCGCTCGTCGCCGTCGCGGTGGAACTGCTCCGCCGCCCGCTCGTACTCGCTGGCCGTGTAGCCGAGCTCATCCTTGTGCTCGGCGGCCTGCGATGCCTGGCGGCTGCGCGAGAGAAGCTGGCTGCGCTCCTGCTCGAAGGCGTCGCGCTCCCGATGGAAGGCCTCCTTCTCCTGCTGCAGCGCCTTCCACGAGCGGTCGCGCCGCTCGCGCTCCCGTGCGTACTTCGTTCGGCTCCCGCCGTCCGGCTCGTCCTGAGCCTTCCCGACGGGCTCCGTGCCGTCACTGGCAGCCTTGGTGGTTTGTGACGCGTCGGCATCTGCCGACACATCGTTTGCAGCATCATTCTCCCCGGCTGCGTGCGAGGGATCAGGATCGGCGGCCGCGTCCCGCGATCGCGGGGCCTCCGTAATCTCCGCGGTGGCCGGCGCTCCCAGCCCGCCCTGCGCATCCAGGCTCGCGGCCATATGGCTCAGGTCGGCATCGGTGAAGTCCGGCGTGGTATCCTGCGTGGTGGTGTCGTTTCCCATACGATGTCATCAAGGCCTGAGGTGATCGAGGATGTCGGCGGCCTGTTCTCCGGCCTCCCCGGTGTCGTCCCCTTGCGCCGGGACCGGGCGTGAAAGTGACTCGATGTAGCGAATGGCAGCCATCACTCCGGCGGCCGTGCCATTGAGGTGGGGCGAGCTGTTCGCCACCGCATTCGCATTGGCCTCGACCGAGGCATTGCGCAGCAGGATCGCGAACTTCAGCCCCGTGCGCGTGGCCAGGAAGGCGCCGAGCGCCGTGGCATCCTCGTTCGTCCAATCCTGGGCGCGGCGCCACATCCACGGGTGGCGCGTAAGGAGTGCGAGCATTTTGAAAAGCTTCATTTGAGTTGAGAGTTGAAAAGTTCGACGCGGCCGGCATGGCCGCCTGATTTGTTCCTGTAGCCGCTTCGCTGTGCGAAGCGTTGGTCCTGGTTCCTGTAGCGGCGGTCTATGACCGTCGGTGAATTCCCGCAGCTGCGGGATCGGCGCCCTTTATTCGCGGTATTCGTGAGATTCGTGGTTTCTTCCTTTCTCTTGGGAATAGTCGGCGCTCGCGGCGCGAGTCGCCCTACCCACCAGGGGATCGCGCTGGCGCGCGGTGGGTCATCCGCGCTCCATGCGCGGCTAGACCGTCTCCGCGTCCCCGCGTCCCCGTGTCGAATTTGCTGCGGCGCCAGCCGCCGCAGCCGTGGCCATCACGGCGCGCGCCTGCTTCGGATCGCGCTGTTCCAGGCGCTGAATGTGCGCGTTGAAGTGCTGGTCCATGGCCTGCATCGCCTGCGGATCGCCGCCGCCCTGCTTCGCCATCTGCACATTGAACGCAATGATCGTCTGCGCGTGGACCGCGTCGTCGTCGCTGTCGTTGATCGGGACAGGCATCCCGAGCAACAGCGCGGGGATCTCCTGCATCTGGAGGCCGGCCTGCTCGTGCTGCCGGCTGCCGGGATCCTGCACCAGTCGGTCGATCAGCCCCGGCTCGTCCAGCTCGAGGATGCTCTTGTCGAGCTCGACCTGGTTGATCCATGGCGCGCCGGCGAAGAGCTGCTTGCGCGAGATCGCCTTCTGGAGCTGCCCCTGCCGGTCCCACGATGCCGAGCTCCCAGCCGGCGCAATGCTCACGATGAGGTCGCGGGAAGCGGCATCGATCGCGCGCTGCTCACCCTTGGCGAGGTACTGGACGTCCTCGTCGTATTGCCCGAGGAGCGACCAGCATTGGTCGTACACTGCCTTGAGCTGTCGGCGGCTCAGTCGTGAGCGCATATCGATGACGGTGTTCGCCGTATTTGCGATGGCGTCCACCTCGGTCGCCGTCTTGCGGCCGGAGAGATTGTCCTGCCGGCCCACGCCGAAGTCGGGCATCGACATGCGCTGCTCCGCGATCGAGCGAGTGGTGAGCATCTCGTCCTCGAAGGACATCGGCGGAGCACCCAGGTCCACGCGCCCCACCTTGAATGGCAGGATCGTGCCCGGCTCCCAGGCGAGGTTCGCGGGATTCGGAATCTGCTGCTCGCTCATGAGCAGCGGCCGATTGAAGAAAGTCATCGAGTCGGCCTTCTCGTTCCATGTCTTGCACAGGTAGGTCTCGAATGCCGCGAGGATCTCCGCGACGCCTCGGCTGTCGTAGTACCGCCGCGCCTTGCGCTCCATCTGGAACGAAACAAAGGGAAGCTGACCGTGCCGGTATGGCAGCGCGAACGGCGCGCGCACCTCCTCGTCGGGAGCGAGCGGCGAGAGCGTATGCACCATCCAGCCCGAGGCCGTGCGCTCGTACACCTCCCACAGCACGATGGTATTCTTGTCCTCCGCGTACGTGAGCCCCTCGCGTGACGCGCGCTCCTGGTCGAGCTGCGCGGACTCTCCATCCCGCGCCGCGCCCCGGCCCGTGATGCGCTTGATGAAATCGGGATCCTGGTTGAGCCGGTCCTTGAGCGGCCCGTTCTTGTACTGCCAGACAGACAGATGCTGCACGTGCGTGGCGCGATCGGTCTCGGCCAGCTCCGCACAATGCCCTGGAATGATGAAATAGATCGGCTCGACCGCCTCGAAGCGCAGTCGCTTGCTCGCTGCGTCCCATGCGATCTTGAGCGGCCCGCGGCCGCTCTGGAGCATCGCGTCCATCGCCAGCAGGATCTCGTCCTCGAAGTTCGACCGCTCCTTGAGCTTGTAGTCGAACCACTCCGCAGCCGCCGTGATCGCCGCCTTGTCCGCACCCGGCTTCGCGACGAACGACGCCAGCAGCTCCGTGGCGAAAATCTGGTTGTAGTAGAATGGCTTGAGCTTCTCGATCGTCTGATCCACCAGCGGAAAGTGCAGGTCCGCCGCGCCGGGAAATGGCTTCCGCCGGCGACGCAGCCCATCGTGCCGCAGTTGATAGAAGACGGTCTGGCGATTCGTCCAATCCGTGCGATCGGAGAGATCTTGGGTGACCGCGTCGAAGATGTCCTTGTCGTTCATGGGCGCGCCTCCCCGGCAAGGAGATTTGAGCTGAGCGAAACAGCGTGGGATGCGCGGCCGCTTCGCTGTGCGAAGCGCGCGGCCGGCTCCCTGTAGCGTCGGTCTATGACCGTCGGTGGATTCCCTGCGCCTCCTTGTGATTCCTTGGAAAGCGTCCGACGGTCATAGACCGACGCTACAGGAGAGAAAGAAAGGCTCACTCGAGCCCGCTCCGCGGGATGACTCCCGACGAAAGCGTGTTGGGGATCCCGCGACTGCGGGACTCCACCTCCTCCGCGCTCCAAGCGCGGCTGGAATGTCTCCGTGTCCCCGCGTCCCCGTGTCGAATTTGCGCGCGTGCGCGCATGCGCGCCCCTCACCATCCCGCCTCCGCGCCCGCGAGCACGCCTCCCGTATTCATTGCTTCGTCCAGTTGCGCACCCAGGCCCGGCGCGGCGCCGCCGAGATACCGCACGGCCGCCATCTCGCGCACCGAGAGTACGCCGCATACGGCATCCGCACGATCGGGTGACGACAGATTGCGCTTGCGCATGGCATGCTTGTCCTCGAGGCAGAGCTTGCCCCGTGCGTTGATCGACTTCATGCGCGTCGTGAGCTGTGCCTTGAGCCTCTCGTCGTCGGGCAGAATCACCTCGCACCGCTCGATGGCATGCGCCGTCTCGTGCCACGCCTCGGCCCCCCACGAGAGATAGACTTCGTCGTTGTATGCGGGGGCTCCGAAGTTCTTGCGATTGATCGACCAGCCAGCCTCCGCCAGCAGGTCCGCCATCTCCTTATCCGAGGCGTCGCACCAAATTTGCTCTGGCCGGAGCCCCGCGGCGCGGAACTCCCGGATGAATCGGCCAACGGCTGCGTGTTTGTTCGCCTCGCGCCAGCAGGCGGAGAGCCGAACCAGGTTTCCATCCCTTGTAGCCAGAACATTCTCGTCCCCGCCCGCCGCGAAATCGCAAAATGCGGCGGTCACCCCGCGCTTGTGCGCGGGTGGGTTCTCCAGACATCGCAGCAGACTCGACAGCGGCACCACGAACCGGGTCGCGTCGTCCTCGTCCATGAATTCCCCGTACACGGCGGAGCGCGTGAATGGATGCTCCTCGCCGTAGGTCTTGATGATATCGGCGATCTTCTCCGCCGGGATATGCGGGCAATCCTTCAGCCCGGCCTGGATGCAGATGAAATCCTCCCGCAGCTTCGTGTGCGAGTCGTGGAAGTGCCCCGAGCGCACGCCCGGCGAGCTCACCAGCATGAGCGCATTCCACCCGCAGCGATAGATCGCCTGGTAGATCGGCTCGGCGATCGATTTCGCCTCGTCCACGATCATCAGCAGCGGGCCGGTCACGTCGTCCTCCTTGTGCCAGCCCTCTGCGCGCTGCGCTTCGTCGGTGACGAAGGCATGGATGCTACCTCCCGTGGGCGTGGTGACCCGGAAGTAGGGTGACCGTACGTACGTCCAGCCGCCCAGCTTCTCCAGGTGCTTCTGAATCGCGGGCACGACCTGATTGTTGAGTTGCTTCTGGTCCTTCGACGTAATGACTACCTTGCCCCGTGCATGCGCCGCGGCCCACCAGAGGGCCGCCGAGGCCACGATGCGCTCGCTCTTGCCCGCGCCGTTCGGTGTCACCACCGAGATCTTCGTGCGCCGTGCCGCGCGGCCGCTCGCCAGCTCCAGCGGAGCCAGCGCGCGGTCCTGCCAGCCATAGAGCGGTAGCCCCAGCGCCAGCGTCGCGAACCCAATCGGTGTCGCCAGCATCTCAGTCTCGTCCATGGCGCCCTCCGAGTGCGGCCGCGCGGCGGCCCTGAATCTCCTTCAACCTCTCCGCAGGCACGGAGACCACCGTCACCGAGACGGACGTCGCCCCGGCTTGCGGCTCCGACTTGCGCTGCTGCACGCCGCATTCCTCCGGCCAGAACTCCTCCAGCAGCCACACATCCGCCTTCCAGTCGTGATAGCCCTCGCGCCCGCCCGAGATCGCATCCTGGATCGCGCGGATCCGCTCCATCATTCCCTCGGTGCGCGCCTTGTGAAAGGCATCCCACAGCTCCGGATGCTCCAGCATCCACTTGCTCATCGCCTGGGGCGAAACGCCGAGCGATTGCGCAATCGCCGCCTTCGAGAGACCCAGCCGCGCCTTCTCGCAAATGCCGGGAATCATGTCCGGCGACCACTTCCGATTCGCGGAAAAGCTGCGGTGGCTGGGGGCCGCAGGCTGCGCATCCGGTCCGCGTTCCAGACGCGGCTGAATCGTCGCCGCGTCGCCGGAGTCCCCTGTAGCCGTCTCGCTGTGCGAGACGCCTCCCTCAGGATTCGCATCCGTGGTGGAACCCATTGTCCCCAATGGGTTTTGTCCCAAGTCGCTCCCGCACGGCGGGGTCGAAGTCAGCGAAAGCGCAGCGCATGCCCCATCGCCACCCGACCCCGCCCCAGCCGCGCCAATGTGCTCATCGTTCCCAATGGTAGGGCCGTCCGTCCCTGGACCGCCGACTTCTGCCACTGCCGCTTTATCAGCCGCGCTGTGCGGCACTGCCTCGAAACCGCCCGTCGAAGCCGCCGCTTTGGCAGTCTTCGACGCAGCCGCACGGCTGCGCGATTTGCGCTTGGGCCGAGGCTCGGCGGCCGCCGTCGCGGGGCCCGCTGAGGCCACGGCCCCCGGCGTCCCACCGGAGGCCGCAGCCTGCACCCCACCCAACTTGGAAACTCGATCTTGCACGAGTCCCATCAAACCGCATTTCGCCCCCGCCCATAAGTGGAGCGATGTTCAAAAGTGTTCAGCTATGTTCAAATCCGCCGCGGAGGCGGGGCAAACGCGGTTTTGATCCACAGATTTCGCCGATTTGCGCAGATTGGGAACTCACCCAAAGGTCGAGGAGGTCAGGGTCTAAGGCCCAAAGTCCAAAGTCCCGCGCAGCAGAGCGTCGTCCCTGCTCGGTAGGGCAAATCGCGCCTGTCTGCCTATGGCATGGCCGCGAGCGCCGACTATCCCCGAGAGAGGAAGGTACCACGGATAACACGGATCAATCGGATAAAGCTGCCTCAGCATTCCCAATTCACCCCTCTCAATCCTGATAAAGTCTGATAAACGCTGGTGCTGCAATGAGCATCGGATTCGCCTCTCGAACTTCGCGCTTTCTCCTCGTGCTGACCGGCGCGCTGGCGCTTCTTTCCTTCCATACCGCCGTCGCGCAAGACGGTGACGATGAAGATCAACCCCTTCCGCCTCCTTCCCCTGCCGAGATCGCCAAAATCGAGGCTCGATCGCTCGATCTCCTCCGTTGCATTACGCCCCGACCGTTGCCCGTCAATCTTCTTGGGGTGCTGAAGTCCCGCGCCCTCAGCCCAGAGAACAATCCTCGCCCGATGGAGATCCTCGAGACCAGCGCGGGCACCATCCGCTGGGGAACTCTCTTCAGCCCTGATGAAATCGTGGCTCTCGTCAATCTCGCCCCGGCCACGCCAGCGTATGTTTATGAGTACCCGCCCCAGTATCTCACGTACTTCGCCTGGCAAAAGGGGCGGTGGGTCTGCCGCCAATTCCTCGGCAATGCCTGGAATCTCTCGCTTCGCTATCGCACCGATTCGCCATCCGCCTTCGTACTCGGATCGTACAAGTACGCCCGCTATGAGGGGGACTACGTCTCGTGGGCCTACAACTCAAAGAGCCGCCTGCTCGAGCAGACCAATTTCGAGGACTGGGGGCCATTTTACCTCGTGGGCAATTACCTCATTGGAACTCGGGGTTTCGAGCGCCTCGCCCATGACGATACGTACTGGATCCACTCGTATGCCAAAGGGAAAAAGGGGCCGCTCCTCGCGGTGGTTCATGACAACGACAGGGGATATTTCGATGTCACCATCCGCAGCCCGAAATCCGGCAATTTTGAAACTTGGAATTTCACGCCGGACCAGGACGGTCCCTACCTGATCCATGTCGCTATCGAAGGCACGACCATGGAAGATAATAACCCTCAGGGAGGGCCAGCAATCGATGAACGGAGCCTTCCCGAGAGGACTGGCGAGCTGATGATAGGCTCGTTATTCGACGGCGAGTCCGATTCACCGATCTACTCCAGTCCCTGCCTGCGCCTGCTCACCGGCATCGACTTTTCACAGCTCGGCGATCCGACGCAGGACTCGCCTCGCGATGCCCAGCCATTCTGGCCCCAGAAACTGCCTCCGCCGCCTCCGGGAGTTTGCCCGTCCGATGACACGCCTATCCAGGCCACGGGTGATCCTGAGATCGTCGAACGCTTCCAGTGGCCAAGGACGGGGTCTCCGCATCGCGTCGATTTCCTATTCGATCCGCTTCATACGATTCCCGGGCCATTACGATTCTATCCCCAGGCGTATGATAGCGACTCCTTTCGACAAACTGCTCCACCGTGGCCAAAAACCCCCGCTGCGCTCGAAGCCCGCGCCCTCCGCGTCGTGGGCGATATCGATCCGTCCCGCCTGCCTGCCGGCCCCCTCGCCTGTATCGACATCCAGGGAGCTCGGGGAATATGCGGCCCCATCTTCGGCGACAGTCAGCTCGGCGCGATCGTGGCCATCTATCCGGATTCGTCTCGCGAGGATGCCGAGCTTTGCCTCCTTCTCTGGAATGGGGCATGGAAGTTCCGCCAGGATGTGGGAACGATCTCCTCGACTCTCGATGATGACGGCACACCTTCCTGGATGATCAAGACTGATTCCTCGCATCGGCACTACGTGATCGACGATCGAGATCTCTACCCAAAATGCAGCCATCGCTCCTGGCTCTGCGATTCACGAAACCATCGTCTTGTATCCACAGGCTGGCCGATGGACGCCATCCCCTCAGTTTCCGGAGATACCATCACTTTCACCCGTGAGGAAAATCCGGGCCACTCGCCCGATATTAACGACATCTACCAGTTCGCCGATGGCCGCGTCGGTAGCCGCATTGCGACAGTAACGCAATCCAGACCGGGCCCGCCGTCTTCCGGAGGTCCATTTGCGACCATATGGGACAATGGCCAACCCGTGACATGGCAGATCTGGACCAAATCCCAAGCTTGGTATCAAAACGATCTCTTTGCCTTGAGCTGCACGCCGGGCGACCGCCCGATAGCGCACCCTCATGAGGATGTACTCGTGAAATTCGACTGGCAAGGCGTCGAGGGTTACGACGCAGAAAGCTATCTCCTCTCTCGTCTCACCGGCCTCAGCGCTGATGCCCTCCGAGGCATCTGGGACACCGATCCGGCTCCGGGCAGTGAGTGGAGTGAACTCAGCCTCAACGAAGACCTGCTGGCTGGCGTCTCAACCCAAGTCGAAAAAAATAAAATAGTCCCTCCCCGCAGCGCGACAGTCACGGGTCAGCCCGATGCTGTTTCCCTCCTCCAGTGGCCACAGCCAAAAGCCGACAGCCATTGATGCAAGCTCCGATTATTCCTGAGGGGGAAAGGAACCACGAATCGCACGAATATCGCGAATAAAGGACAGCCTTAAACCGCATTCCCATTCGTGGACATTCACGCGATTCGCGGTTGGCTTCATGCCTCGTATTTCCTAGCAACTTAATCTGCGGCAATCTGCGCAATCTGTAGATCATTCATCCGTCCGATCCGAGCGATCCGTGGTCGGCCTCCCTTGGAAATTCCCGGCGACCAATAAAACCTTCGAATATTCGGCTCGCAACGATCGTTCATATTTCACAATCGTTCCGAATCATGCACTCGCTGCGCCTCCCGTTCCTCCTTGCCGTCGCATTTGCTGCTCATGCCTTGGCCGCACCCATCGACGTCACAAGAGGATTCGCCGGCGCCACGTGGGGCATGTCTCCCGCCGAGGTCGCTAAGGCGACCGGCGCGGTGGACGCGGGATTCGTGTCGGATATTCAGCCGAATGTTCCCACCACCATTCTCGTGAAACAGACCGAGGACAACCAGATAAGTACTTACTATGTCTGCGACGGCGGCAAGCTGGTGCAGATTTATCGCCTGTCGAATCTCGATGTCTTCGGTGTCAACCCGGAGACCTTCGTCACGTCAAGCCTCACTTCCGATGGCAGCATCAAGATCGATGCGAGCATGCAAGGTCCACCCTATTGGCTTCCCCGTGGCCACTTCAAAGGCTTTAAGGTCGGCCCCTATAATTTCGCTTTCTCACTCCAGGTCGAAGCGCTCGAGCGCTCCATCTATGAAGCCTGGCACCAAGGTCAGGTAGAGAAGCTCCAGAGCCAGACCCTCCCCAAGCTCCTCGAGTAACCCGCGCGGCAGCGTGTCGTCCCCGCTCGGTAGGGCGTTTTCGATGAAAGCGCCGACTATTCCTGAGAGACAGGAAGGAACCACGAATCGCGCGAATATCGCGAATAGAGGCGAGCCAGAAACCGCATTCCCATTCGTGGACAT